CCGCGCATTTTTCCGCGCGCACCGTGGCGAAATGCGGACGCCAGCAATCGTCGCCTTCAAGGCATTGATCGAATCATCCACCAACTGGAAAGCTTAAGATGCACAACCCAGATTTGATGTTCCTAAACACTATTGATAGCACGATCCTGGGCACGTTCCGTTCGTGCCCTCAGAAGGCGTTCCGTCAATACATGCAACATTGGAAGCCAATCGCGCAGTCGGTCCACCTCCTCGCCGGGGGGGCTTTCGCATCCGGCATCGAAGCAGCACGAAATGCCTTCTACGTCGAAGGGGGCGATGCCGATCAAGCCGAAGGCGCCGGACTCGCGGCCCTCATCAAGCACTACGGCGATTTCGAGTGCCCGGCCGACTCCGCCAAGTCCCTGGAGCGCATGTGCGGTGCCCTGGAATTCTACTTCCATAACTATCCCTTGGGGGCAGACGGCGCCGAGCCGATCACCCTGCCGAACGGACGCCGCGGGATCGAATTCAGCTTCGCCGAGCCCCTCGGCATCAACCACCCAGTGACCGGAGATCCGATCATGTACACTGGCCGCAGCGACATGATCGCCGAGCGGGCAGGCGGAATCTACGTCTACGACGAAAAGACGACCTCCAGCCTCGGTGCCTCCTGGGGCCGGCAATGGGAAATGCGCTCACAGTTCACCGGCTACGAATGGGCCGCACGCAAGCAGGGCATCAAGACCTCCGGCAGCATCGTGCGTGGCATCTCGATCCTCAAGACGAAATATGACACCCTGGAAGTTCCGACCTACCGCACCGAGTACGAAATCGCTCGCTGGGAAGAGCAATTGCACCGCGATGTCGAGCGCATGATTCGCATGTGGAAGGAAGGTTACTGGGACTACAGCCTGGATGGCGCCTGCACCGAATACGGCGGCTGCTCGTTCGTCCGTATCTGCAAGTCCTCGAACCCTGACGAAACCCTGCCGGTGTATTTCGAGCAGAAGGTCTGGGATCCCCTGGCTCGCCGCGAGATGTCAGTCGCGGAGTTTGAAGCCTCGTGGGGCCACAAGCGCACGATCCCGCTGGTCGAAGAAGTGAAAGCCACCGGCACCGCCGAAGATAACGCGAACCTGCAGAACTCATTCGCCGACCTGATGAAAGGAATCTAGCATGACGCTCCAAGAGCAATCGTCCTACGTCGAAGCCCGTCTCGGCTTGATCGAGGAACTGTTCGCCCAGATCTTCGGCATGTTCCCACCGGAAGCTGCCGAGGCATTTGCGACCGGCTACAACCAGCGCCGCGCGGGAATCATCCTGCACTTCAAGCCGGAATCGGACGAGGCGAAGCAGATCATCGCTGCCGAGGCCAAAGCTAACGCGCAGCCCAAGCCCTCGCTTGTCCTCGTGCAACCGTCCAACATCATCCTTCCTTAAGGAAACCGAGCCATGCTCAAGCAGCACTTCATCGTTGAGGGCAAGTACCTTGGCCAACGTCCACGAGCCTTCGAGCGTCGTGGCCTGGCCGTCGTAGCCCCTCGCAGCCAGTCGTTCTTCTGCACGACCTGCGGACGGAATTGGGCCTCGTGCCCAGTAGAAAATGAGCATGGCCGAGTGAGCACCTGGGACGTCATGCACGTGACTTGCGCCAAGTGCCCTCCGCACCAGTTCGCCTCCCACCCGACTGGCCTGTTAACGTCCCATTACGATGCAAAAGCAGCCCAAGACCTGCCGGATGATGTCGTTCGGTGGGAATTCCAACGCTACATGGATTTTCTCTAAGTTATGCTCCTCATTCTCGCCAAGGCCTCGTGCCTCTTGCTATCGTTCGTTGTCGGCGTGGTTCTCGTGGCCCTGGCAGGAAGCTGGGCCGCTAACCACCTCGACGCACTCGCCACCTGGCTCAAACGTTTCATCTGATAAGGAAATAGCAATATGACTACCGCAACCCACAACGACGCTGAAAGCAAACTCCCAGGCACGAACGTGCTGCTCATGGGACCGGCTGGCACGGGAAAGACCCACGCCATCGGAACCCTGGTCGAGTCCGGCGTCGAAGTGTTCTACCTCGGCCTTGAACCGGGCCTGGAATCGCTCCTGGGCTACTTCAAGGACAAGGGCAAGCCGATCCCCGACAACCTCCATTGGCACCAGCTCGAAGCTCCCAAGGCGTCGTTCCTGGACATGCTGGACTCGGCCCAAAAGATCAACACGATGGCCCTGGACTCCCTGGCCAAGATGCAAGACCCAAAGCGCTCGAACCACAACCAGTTCATCCTGCTGCTGCAAGCGCTGAACAACTTCACGGATCAGCGCACCGGCAAATCGTTCGGCGCGGTGGACACCTGGGGCACCGACAAAGCCCTTGTGATGGACGGCATGGCTGGCCTGGGCCGCGCAGCAATGTCGCTCGTGGTCGGCGGCAAGCCGGTCAAATCGCAATCCGACTGGGGCATTGCGCAGGATCAGGTGGAGAAAATCCTGCGCATGCTCACGGACAACTGCCGCTGCCACTTCGTCCTGATCAGCCACGTCGAGCGCGAGACCGACGCAGTGCTGGGCGGCGTCAAGATCAGCGTGTCGGCCCTGGGCACGAAGCTCGGCCCGAAGATCAATCCGATGTTCTCGGACGTCATCCTGACCGTGCGCGAGGGCACCAAGTTCTCCTGGGACACCGGTTCGGCTCTGGCTGACGTCAAGAGCCGCAACCTGTCGATCAAGCAAGGACTCGAACCGTCGTTCCTGCCGATCATTGCCAAGTGGCGTGCCCGAGGTGCGGAATGACCTGCAAGCCCAACGCTGAAAAGCAAGCACTCGTCAACGCTGCTGTCGAGAAGCTCCGCTCCATGAACATCAAGCACAGTCTGACCGCAGGCGGGACGCACATCATCGTCCACGGTCCGGCAGGTGAGACCATCGACCTCTGGCCGACGACCTGCAAATGGATGCGTCGCGGCCAGGGGATCAGCCTGGGCATGTTCATCTTCTGGAAAGCCGTGGCCGATTGGGGGCAGAGCGATGGCGCTTGAGGTAGTCGAGAGGGCAGTCGTTGCCCTTCTCGAAATAACGAAGATGGGGCTGACGGCAGAGGATTTCCATGAAATGCTGCCCGAGGTTCCCATTGCGAAGATCAAGCACGCCTGCAACGATATGTTCCAGCGGTGGCGTGTGCAGCGGTTGATCGTGAGGAACGCTGAGGGCATCGAGATTTTCGTGTATTTCTCAGTGCATCTGAAAACCTCATGCCCGACCACCCCGAAGCAGTTCGAGGATCGCGATGACCTGGAACTGCTGACCCGAGCCAACAAGTTTATGCGAATTTAAGGAATTGAAATGAACACGAGAATGATCCCGCTGACCGTCTACATCGCAGGTCCGATGACCGACCTGCCAGACCTGAACTACCCTGCTTTCATGCAGACCGAAAAGGCGCTCGTGGCCGACGGCTTCCGCGTCCTCAACCCGGCCACGAACAAGGCCGACGACTGGACCGGCTACATGCGGCTGGCCCTGGCCCAGGTGGCGCGTGCCGACATCGTGTATTTCCTGCGCGGTTGGCGTAACTCCAAGGGCGCAACGCTCGAACACAAGATCGCGGAAGAGCTGGGTCTGCTCATTCGCTACGAAAGCGATTTCGTGCCGACCGGCCTGAGGGAAACCGTCCCTGACCTCGACGGGGAATTGCAGGTGATGCAAGCCTACGGCGCAAGCACGGCCGACTTGGGCAAGGAAGTTCTTCGTTCCAGCCCTTTGATGCGCACTGTGCCGCACTACGAACTGAATCGCCTGCTGCAATACGTCGAACACCAGCGACCGGAGCGCGTTCCTTCGGTCATCGGTGACGCCATGCGTGCACTCAGGAAGCTCACGCCCCCGTAATTCACACGGATTACTCCATTGTAATCCGTGCGAAAAACCCCTCAAACTACTTGAAAAATACCTCTTGTTAGACTGAGCCCCAATCCGTATCGTTCGTTTGTTGCAACGCGGTTAGCCCGGCACCGTACCCAAGCCGGAGCACCAAACCCAAACCCTACTTTTTACAGAAAGCTCCTACCATGTCCAACTTCGATCCGCAATCCTTCCTCGACGCCTCGATCACCGAATCCCTGGATACCAAAACCATCCCTTGCCCGGTCGGCGAGTACATGGGCATCATCGACAAGGTCGTGCCGCGCCAGTGGACCTCCAAAGACGGCGCCACCAGCGGCATCGCCATGGACGTCTTCTGGCTCGTGGAAGACGAGTCGGTCAAGGCCTTCGTCGGCCGCGACACCGTGACCGTCAAGCAAGGCATCATGCTGGACACCAAAGACGGCGGCCTGGACACCACCAAGGGCAAGAACATCGGCCTGGGCCGTCTGCGCGAAGCCGTGAACATGAACCAGGCCGGCCAGGCGTTCTCGTTCGCCATGCTGGCGGGCCAGGCTGCAAAGGTCAGCGTCTCGCATCGCATCGCCGGTGAAGACACCTTCGCCGAAGTCAAGACCGTCGGCCGCCTGTAATCCAGCGTCCGCGGTAGCATAGCGCAAGGGCCGATCCTCACGAGGGGTCGGCCCTTTTAGCTGAGAGAGCCGGTTTTATTAGGGGCAATCGGCAGGACGTGAGCATCCCCAGATCAGTGCCTGCTGCGGCCCTCTCCCAACCGAATCAATCCAAGGAGAATAGCATGACCGAGCAAGTCGAACCCCAAGCCGAAGCACAATCCATCGACGAAGCAGCCGTTGCAAGCCTGGGCCAGCACGGCCACGCTGCGGCGCAGCTCGAAGACCCGGACCACGTGAACCCGCACGACCAGGACCACGACTTCGACTCCCTGGTCGAGTCTGAGCAGCACGAGCAAGCCCTGCTGGACGAGGCCGCAATCGAGGCCGAGAACGAAGCCCTGGGCCACGACAACGTCGAGCAATTCCAGCAATAACAAAGGGGCGCTATGGGCGACATCAGCATCGGAATCGGCATCGGCGGAACCACGATTGGCGTGACCGTCGGAACTGGAAGTGGCGGCGGAAGTGGCAGCGGAAGTGGAAGTGGCAGCACCGGAGGCTCGACTGGAACCTCCTCCAACCCTCCGGCCAGCGCTCCTACGATGGCCGAGCTGATGCCCCCGTTGCCCTACCACGGCGCAGCCTGCCATATCGCAAACCTCCAGAATCAAAAGTAATAGCAAGCCGGGAGCTTCGGCTCCCATTTCGCCGCACCCCCTTCACGAAAGGCACTTGCCCGTGATCCAAGTTCTACTCCTGCCGCCCCCTTTTCCCCAGTCGTGGCCTCGCGCCACGGCTCGCCGCACGGCATCATCCAATCCCCGCCCCCAATTCTCCGCGCACCGTGGCGGGGCCATGCCGCGCGCCTAACTACCTTCTGGAATTGAACATGCAAACTATCACCCGCGACAAAGTAACCATCCTGCCGGATCGACAGCGCAAGGACTTCGACCCGACCGCCAT